CCCCGCATATCAAAACAATACACGTAACCTTGTGAGGGAAACGAAAGAAGATAAAAGGCGTGTTCTGGCACGTAGGCGCTTTTTATCTCCCCAGTCTCTGCTGCTAAGAGGGCTGTAATATCGCTTTTTACATTTTTGGAAATGTCCCGCACAGGGAGAGACTTTTCTTGAATAAGTCTGGAAAGACTAATAACACCATTTTCAGAAAGGAAGAGGATGTCAGCCCCTGTATTTTGTACAGAATCCCTTGCAACGCATCCTACATTCTCTAGAATATCATAAATAGTCATAGAGGCTGGGGCGCTTGCTCCTTGGTATATCAGTACAGTTCTTCTACCGAATACTATTAGGAAGTTATTGTGCTGCGCTAAAGCTACTATCTCGTCATTACCTGAAGGCCACACAGTAGTTAAATCAATGGAGCCAGTAGCGCCTCCTGACCAGACTGCACCGTCTAAGGTATCAGACCATTTAATAGTGTGTTTGTCTCCTACAAAGTCAGCTACAAAGAGCTTGCCAAAGGCTGCTAAGGCTTCGTTTCCCTCCGGAGGGGTACCCACGGCATGGGCGTGAGCCGACATAGCCTCTACAGCTCCTGTATGCTCAGAATACACCAGAGGCTCATAGTCTCTTTGAAAGAAGTATACGTGGTCGTTAAGCTCTACTATCTTCCAGTTTTCATCTGTAATCGTGTAAGCTGCTGGGGTAGCATCGACTAAAGTAGAGGTGCCAGTAAGTATCAAGTTATTACCTGTACTGAATACTGTTTGAGTCCCCGTAGAGGAAGTATATTCATACACAGAAGTAATACCATCCCCGCCACTAATCGCAGAAGCGTCTGTAGTGAGATACTGGTAACCTTTACGGGTTCCCACCCTGCCGTACTGATCTATAATGCAGTTCAAGGCTATGGAAGCAAACCGCGGCTGCTGGTCAACAGGGCTATCCTGAGTGTTTAGCCCATAAAAGCCCGGTGCCGCTATGTTAATAGCTTGGAGCTGTTGAGCCATTAGTTAACTCTCCAGGTAAGTTCCGCTGCATACTTATGAGCTTCCAAAGAGATAGAATCTGCTAAGGAACGGTCTGCTAAAGCGAATAGCTCCTGAGCTGATGTGCCTCCGGTCTCGCCCCTTTCGCGTGACGCTAACGCCCATGCGTACAGCACAATAGGCTGTGAAGGGAGCGATGTAGTGTCTGCGGCGGCTGACATATCAGCTTCACGGACTACACAATCGAAACGCAAGGTGTAACTCGCATCCGGAGTGGGATACACAATAATCTTTTGATCCCCTGCACTGTCTAAGCCATTAAGGCTAAACATATAAGGAGCCGCAGAGGCTGCTGTATTCAGTTTGATCTTGGTGTTCATATCATTCTGAGTGGTTAGCGCTAGGCGGGTATCTTGAGTATCGTTGTAAGCGTCCAAGAACTTATAGGCGAATCCGCTTCCTGTGAGAGTGTACTCATTAGTTCCTGAGGTAGCGGATACTGTCAAGGTACTCCGGAGACCTGCCCAGTCCCAAGCAGTCTCTACCATCTTTTTAGCATCGTTAACGAGTAAGCCCACGAGAGAGGAGTAAGAGGTATCCGTAGGAGTAAGCACCTCACTCTCACGCATCCTTACTAATACCTGATTGATAAACTGTAAGTAAGTCAAGAAAATAATCCTCTGTTAGGGCGGGAGAGCAGGTTCCCAACAAGTGTGTAAGGCGTGGAAGAAAGTTTGTATAGCTCTGGGAAAACCATCTGAGTAGTCTCAGTAGCTCCTAATCCGAACATTCCTCCTTTAGCGCCTCCTGTATCGGGACCTGTTCCGGGACCTGTTCCGGGGCCTGTTCCAGTAGTAGTGCCGGGGTCTGGAGTAGTGCCTGTAGCGGGTATAGTACCTACCATCACAGGAGAGTCAGGGGTAGTTCCGGAGTCAGCCGTGCTAGTGCCTGTGCCGGTCCCTCCAGTGCCTGTACCAGTCCCTCCAGTGCCTGTGCCGGTCCCTCCAGTGCCTGTGCCGGGGCCTGTTCCTGTGCTCGTGCCTTGTGCGGGGCCTGCGGTACTGGTAATAATAGTAGGGATTACAGGCGTTTGCTTTTCCGTAGGAGGGGATACTTCCCATATTTCACCCATAGGATCAGAGGCTACAACGGAACCGTCAGGGTTCCTATGCGTCCACACAATAGTAGAACCCTCCCTACCCTTAGCGTTAGCATTAGTGACTACTGTATCCCCTTCTACGGGCTTCTCAGGAGCTGTGGGGATGTCCCCGCCTGATAAGGAAGGGTCTCCTGTAACGATAGTGGTGTCTGCAGCGTTATCTGACCCGCCGCCACCACCACCGCCACCGGAGTTATCTAGAGTGGCGATCTCCGGAGCATTTGCTATCTTCCACTTGTTACCTTGTACGTCATATCCCCAGGTAGCGCCTGCTGTGTCTTGAAAGACTCCCTCTATGGCATCTTGGGGCGGTGCTTGACTAGCCGGTATCTCTTTATAGCCCTGTGGAGTAGCGCCTCCAGTAGCTGCTTGAGCCTGTTCCGATACTGTAGAAGGTCCAAAAATATCACTAGGAAAGTTATAGCGGCTCCCGCCAAGGCTCTCTATCTCTTTGAGGATACCTGTAGGGTCTAGGTCGGCTGCGTTTTCAGCAGAAACGCCCAAACTAGAGAGCATAGCCTCAGGGGTGTTGTTACTATTAACATCTAAACCAGCAGCGGCTATTGCATCATTATTAGCTATTTTCCACTGCTTATAAGCCTCCTGACGGGCATCCGCGCTGTCCCACTTGCTTTTAATGAACTTAGCCATGCTGGTGAGGAGCATAGTAGCAGGGTTAAAATCTAATGTGAGGCCCCCGTTTAAGCCTGCCCCTGCTGCCTGAGCAGCCGCTTCTGCAGCCGCAGCACTCCCGCCAGCTTCTAAAACAGCCCCAGCAGCTCTATCGATAGCGGCAGCCGCTGCAGCATCCGCAGGAGTCTGTCCTACATTGGCATTCCCTAGTATAGTTTTTAATAGGGAGTCTCCTATATTAATACCAGCTCCCCTCTGAATGGCGCTAGTAGGCAGGGTCGGCTGTGCCTTTGAGGGCTGTGCGAGTAGCCCAGAGAGTGCTGGAGGCGCGGTAGGTACAGGAACAGTAAGAGCGTTGGCATACTGGTTATCGTAACGCTGTTGGACAGCCTCTACAGGCTTACCAGTAGCCTGTGCAAGCTGCTCAGGAGTAGTCCCACTCGCCTGCATGATAGCGAAGATGTCCGCATCAGTAGCTTGGGGGTTCTTCTGTAGCCAACCAAGGATCTGTTCAGTACTCGCCACTTAGCAGCCCATCCTTTCAGCCATTGCATCAAGTGCCATTATCTGTTCAGGGCTTAGATCCTTAATAGTCAGGTTACCTGGTGCTTCAAAGCGAACCGTACCGGCGTTGCTGTCTGTAAAGTACCCATCCAGCTCTACACGAATACACTGGAAAGCGTTATCGTCAGCGTTTACGCCAAGGGACTCAGGAGAGAATGTACTGCAACCTCCACAGGCTGTTAGTGCAAATAACGTGATTAAGAAAAGCGATTTAGTGTACATGATGTGTCCTTATGTCGATTTAGCGTACTTGTGTCTTACCAGCCCAGAAAGCCTTATCTCCAAAACGGTTTACAGCTTCGTAATACTTCAAAGCTCTACGCCTTCTAGGGATCCTCAACATGATCCCTATAAAGCCTGTATCGTTGTTTATCAAGGTAAGCATATTACGGAGGAAGTCGAAATCAGCCTGTTGCTTATCCTGCTTAGTCTTTCCAAACTTATAAGCCCAGTCGTGAGGGAAACAAGCTGGTGAGATGTCTAATCCGTATAGTGTATCAGGTACTAAGTCAAACTTACTCTGTGAGGAGCCACAGCCGTTACAGATAGAGAAGAGGAGAGCAGTATCCGCATTCTTATACGACTCAGGGGCTACGATGAGGTCTGCGATGGGGAGTGTCCGGGGGTCTTTCATCGCTTACACCTTATTAAACACAATAGAGTTTTCAATTATAGGGGTTATAATCCTTACAGCTTCCGCACATCGGACCTTCTCTATATTGGATATTTCTCCAGTGTGCGAGGAGAAAGAGCAGTAGCAGTAGAATGCATTAGGGCCTGACATGAACCGCTGGAGTTTTACCCAAAATGAAGAGAGTACCCCCTCCTCAGCATAAATACCCCCTATCAATGTAAGTACAGAAAGGGCTGTGCAGTCTCGGATAGAATGTACCCCTACAGAAAACAATTCCCGCAAGCGTATTTTGTAATCGTCATCCAAGGCCACATTCTGGAAACTGTGGAACCAGAGATCCCCGGTGTCTCGCTTCTGGATAAAGGCGTATGTTCTGCGGGGGTCCCCTACACCGTTTTTAGCAATAAAGAAAATAACCCTGTCAATCCCTGTGGAGGCCATCAAACGCTGAAGAGTCTCGTCTATTAACTGCCATCTTTCAGCAGTCATTATAATCTCGAAACCAGGGGACAAGTCAGCGTTTAAGTTGGCAATCTCTTTATCAGCTTTCTGTTCTTTATATTTTCCATAAAGGAATTGGAGAACCGCTAAAGAAAGGCCCCCGAGGGCTGTAAAGGACTCTGTCCAGTATTGAAAATCAAGAACCACTATAAAGCCCTTTTAATTAGAGTGATATTTTACTGTCCTGGTTGGTTAAAACAATATACCAGAAATTTCGATTCTATTGGCTACGGGTAAATACTGCCCAGCATTCGGGAAAGAGGGCGGGTGCGGTATAGCCCTTAAGCCTTTTGCTGACGGGTCGATCTGCCACAATGTGTTATCAGTGCGAACGGCTACCATGACTGCGTGGGCATACTTAAACGTGTCGTCCCAGTAGTGTAGAGTGTTCACCATGCCTACTGCAGCTTTGTTGCGGCCTTGGTTGTCCATCCAACCTTTGAAACCCCCGCGAGCATTGTCACAATCTTGTGCCTCGTCTTCTGAAAAGGGCAAGTTCAGCACCGGATGGTTAGCGGCCAGCCATTCGATTTGCTCCTGAGTGAGCTTGCAGTACCAAGCATCGCTATGCACTTCTTTCAGTCCCACAGCTCGGGTGAACTGCTGCGCGATCAAGGTACCTATATCAATTGGGTAGTCGCCAGAACCGTCATTGGCGTTGTACTTAATCAGATCGGCGTTCTCCAGCGCGAACGGCACAGGAGGGCACTCAGCGTTTGCGCCTTTCAGATACCAGTCAAGCTCCAGCAGCGTGGAGACCCCGGCACGTAGCACCCAGCTTTGCAGGTCGTTTGCGTAACGGCAGTACTTGGTGATATTGTTGAACTTGCGTTTTGGGTGGGCGCGTAGCTTTATCAAGGTGCCTTCGTACCCGCCATTGTCCAAGATGTACTGCTCAATCTCGGTCACTCGCCGTCCTCCACAATAGCCGTAAGACCAGGAGGCTCACCAGTTATCGACACGGTAAGACA